AACCAGTATCCCCGATAGGCAAAAACTTACCGCTGCGTCTCATGTTGCCTTGAAGAATAAGCCGAGAAAGTTCTTTATTCCCGCCACTATTGCAAAGGCTTTGAGCAAACAAAGAACGCTGAGTAAGGTCGGAAGAGGAGAAATAGAAGTCTTTACCTATTTGCTGCAAAAAGAGCTTCACCCTATCCAACAACTCGCTGTTTACGTATACAATATCGACATCGCCTTGTGGCCTATCGCCATAGAAATTCACGATACTTCCAGTGATCCTGATCGTCGGCCTTATTTCAGAAAGCGAATTGAATACTTGCTCAATAGTGGATGGAATGTTTTGTATATCAAGACTTGGAAGGCGAAGCCTGTTAGAACAACTGCTCTTGAATACATTATTTCCTTTTTCAACGAATTGCGCTTTAACAAAACCGGAAGGTGTCAATATCGGATGATTAACAGTGCAGGAAAACTTTTGTCCAGTGGCGGTCTTGAAGGTGAGCACCTCACCGCGATACACACTTCTAAAAAGTAAATTTGTTGCCGGTGAATAATAAATCGAATCAGGTAGAATACAATTTATTATCTCGTCAGCGTCTCCGTCTGGGTCACACGGGTGCATAAGCCCGGTTACGGGAAACTCTTCGTCAACGTCAACGATGTTCCCATTTTCCTCAACATGCGATTCCCTGACTTTCTCATCACCTGCCGTTACCCATTGTTTATATTTAATGCCCTCATCTTCGAATGCTTCTTGACGCGCTGTACTGGATATGATTCCAGTTTCAGTACGAGCGATAGTCCGCGCCTGGTTTTTCCGAATTTCCCCAGTGTCCGAGATTGCTTCCTTAACAGCTTTTGCAAACTGTTGCGGAGTAAATGTATTCTTGTAGCCATCTGCGATTGCATCAGATATTTTGTCACGGTACATATTGATCGTCGTCGTGTTTATAGCCTTCAATCCTTCGGCGCGCGCATCGACAAACTCTTGAATCATATCGTCAGAAACGCCCCAGTTTACAAGAGGGCCGATTTCCTCTTTCAACTTTGCCGCTTCTCTGACAAGCTGCTCTTTTACCGAAGGCGTGTATATTTTGTCGATGAAGTACGAATCTTCTTCGTCCCTATTAAGGGAAAAGTCGTCGGCTGAAATGGTATCCTTTGCTTTTGTCTTCTGCTTGTTCAACCATTCGTCAACCATGTCCTGTAATTTGTTTCGTTCGCTGGTGAAGAAACGCAACAGCTTATTGTACATGATGTTTTCGCCAGGTTGCAACACCTTTTCGATGTAGCTCTCGGAAATCTTATCCAGAGCATCGACGTTCCACTTCACCCGCGTAATAAGACTTTTGGGCGGCGGTTCAACCCCTGTTGGCCCTTCGTTTCCACCGCCGAATGGGGAATTCCCACCGATCGGCGCAACGGGCTTCTCCGATATCCACGGCATTGCTGACTTGTCCTCATCGCTCAATGGGATCTCATTGATCCGGCATGAAACTTCCGCCGTCACTCCCATGCTGTAAAGCGTCTTTGCAGCGATTGTCTGTTTGGAATAGTCTTTCTTAAGTACGCGGATATTCGAGGTGTCGGCCTTCATATGGATAGGATTGCGCGGATTGATATTGCGTATCCACTGCGAATTAGTTTGCTCCATTATTGATTCGTCAATGGGAATGTATGTGTCTTCCCATAGCATTTTTCGACCTTCCACGATGGTAGAATAATTTAGTTCTTCATATTTACCAATGGCGATTTTGTTTAATCCGAACACTCCAAGGATCTCCTCAACAACCCTGTCTTTCTGTTGCGAAAATTCCATATCCTTGGCATCGTTTTGTATCTTCTGGAATGTTGCGCCTTTGCCAAGAACAGAAATGCGCCGAGCATTGCCGAAGCCATACTTTTGATACCAGCGGTTTTGTATCTCTATCGCTTGGGCTTCATTCAGTTCCTGGTCGCTGGTAAGAACGCCAGCCGGGATTGCGTCATTGTCGAACGTCCGGCTATTCCACACATCCGCCTTAATGTCGTTAATAATTGCCATTTGCGCCGGTTCATACATTGACAACCCACGAAGCCAGTCATATGGGTTGAAATTGTATATGCGGATTATCTCATGCGGGGCATAGTGCTGCAATATCTCTTGTTCTCGTATCTCAAATTTCCACCCGATGAAATGCTTGCTATTGTCGTACTCAGGGCTTACATACTGATCGTTGTATGGATACATCGCAACAGGCATTTCACCTTTGGCAAGATCGACATGGTAATCTTCTTTGCCACTATCGCAAACGATGAAGCATTGTCCGCCGCGTTGCCCGCGACCGAATCCCTCGCGGCACGGAAGCAATAGATTGAGTATCACAGCTTCCCAGAACGTCCGCCGTGTCATGAATGGGTTTGGCCGTCCGAACAAGTCATCAAGATCGTTCATCTCAACTTTTTTATTGTTCTTGTCTTCAAACACTCGGGGGAGTCTGCAAAGGTTCCACGAAATCACGCGGGCGCAAGCATAGACCATCCAATGCAGCGAATACGGCTTTCGTTCGACCTCGCGGGTATTGACCGACGACCCGCTGGGGGACATGAAGAAAGTGGGGTCAAGGTCCGGTATCTCAACGCCTCCAGCTGGAACGTCTTTCGTGAGAAGGTTCCCGCTCGGGCCGTACAGGGTGATTTCTTTAGTTGCCATGATAATCGGTTGCGCTTTCGTTTTTGCCCTGCTTCGATGCCGCTATCGCGTCCACCATAATCTGATTCAGCATATTCAACTTGTTGATAAAATACGTTCTGATCTCGGAGACTTCCTGAATATGATCGACAAACTTCACAAGGTCGCCCGCAGCATGCGGGTTAAGTTCCCCGCGAGTGTTACAGGTATAACGCCTTATGGACATATCAACCGAATCCCGGCAACAATAACCATGACGTTAAGCGTAAAATAAATCACATCAGGTCGAATGTTGTAATTTGGATTTCTATAATCTCCACCAACGCCCATAGTAGGACTCTGTTGCGCCGCGTCAATCCACGCCGCTGTCCCGCCAAAACATCCGAGCGCAATCAATGAAATCCCGGCTACAACATTTCCAGCCCTGCTTTTCTCTGCCTTCACTACAACATCGGGCTTGTATATTTTCGTATATGTCGTGTCCGTAACCTTAACCACGGACAGTGTGTCCGCGCCAGCCGAGCAAATCATTACTGACAGGATTATCAGTAAAGCTACTTTTTTCATCGTGCCCTCCTTGTTTTAGTAACCTTATCGCCGTCGATCTTATATGTTTCGCCAATATCAAGTTTCAATCGTCGCCGCAAACCAATCCAGAACAGTGTCGAATGAGATTCGTTTTCGGCTTTGAGCAAGTGCAAGTCAGATTCTATCTTCTGCGACAAGGCAAAACGCGCTTTCAAATTGTTCCACCATTCTTGTTCTTGCGCTGTCAGCTCACCGGCTGCAATAGCGGGGACAACAACTTTATCCATTTTGACTTTGATCGCGTCAAGTTCGCTATTAATCTCATCCAGGATATTCTCTTCCTCATCGTCGCGCTTGCCGAAAAATAGAAAGCCCATGCATGTTCCTTTAGAAAATCTGAATTGGCCGATCAAGGCCCTTGCCAATTACCGCATATCTTCGTGCGTCCATAGCGTGATTAAAGTCATCGCGTGGAGTATTAAGATACTTTCCGTCCTTATCCTGCAAGTATCGGTAATTTCGCATTTCTTTGATTGCGTTCAAGCTTCTTGCCGTCCAGTGCTGCCGATATTGATTGATACGCTGAATGCCATTAATAACGCTATCCGGGCCTTTTGGAGCGGGCTTTATATTCCATCCGCAAAGGTGTATTTCATCAATACTTTTAGGTTCTGAATTATCCGCAAAGATTTCAGCCTCATTCTTTTTCAATCCAAGCGTTTCAAACCGCTTTGCAATCTGTTGATTATTCAAACCTGTTTCGTAAATCAATTCATCGCAATACAAATCCTCTCCAAATTGAACGCATTTTATAAGGCTTGTCGGATCATTCGTATACCCGAAGTCAAGGCCATAAAAAACTTTTCCTTTTCCTTCTGGAAGTTCACTTTGCTTGAAAATAGAATGGACAAGGCCCTCTATGTTTCCCACTTCACCGAGGCCATACACGCGCCACCAATTAGGATCACGATCTTTACGGGACTCAATCTTCTCGACTATACTTGCCGGTAAAAAATGTTTTGCGTCCAAGTATGTGCTTTTGATAAACTCAACGCCTGGCCGCCCTATTTCTTCCATCAAATAGAATTCACCGGTAGGATTGTAATCGTAGACTTCTAAGCCCTGAGTTCTGATAGACAACGCGGATTGAACAGCCTTTGGAATATTGTTGACTTCGTTGATAAAAAGATTGTTGCGGCGTGGACCGTGAACCTTGCCGGGGTTGTCGGCGCTGAAAAATTCAAGCAATCGCCCTTCACCGAAATTGTAAATGTTATCGGTCTGGCTGAAATCTTTATCACAAAATGAATCTCCCATTATTGTTTTAAAATCACGGATTGCACCAAGTTTGAGATGTGGAATTGATTCAGAGACAACAGAAGATATACATGCGCCAATACTACCAATTGTCAAATATATAAACAATTGCAGTATAGAGACGGTTTTGCTTGAGGATGTTCCGCCTTGGTTGATAATAATCCTCTTTCCGGCATAGTACGCCGCTGCGTTAGCCTCAAATACTCGCGTCAGGTTGTTTATCTTCGGGAGCTGCATTGGGCTTCTTTCCTGAAAGTAAATCCTGAACCATAGTCGCCGAAACAGGAGAACAATTAAAAATTGGCTGGCAAGCAAGCGGGTTGTCCTTCTGCCCGCCGAGGTTCATCTTGTCGTTAAGCATACCCAAATGACGCGCAAGGAGTTCAAGGGCTTTAGGTTTGCTATGAAGCTTGAACGATAATGACCCGCCATTTAGCGAAGTTGTTTGTCCTAGGGACTCTACGCATGCCGCGTCATCATCCGTCAATTCATCTGAATCCTTCAAGGTTACATCGTTGCCATTCCACTTTGCAAACTTGCGCATATCCGAAAAGCCCAGGCGTTTCAATTCGTGTATCACTTCATCTTGTGTCACTTGACAACGCTTGGAACGTTCTTCCTGAAGTACCGATATTCGGCTTTGTATTTCAGGTTTCATAAGGTTTTCACAACCAATAGAACCAGCCGTACCTTGACTGTAACCCGCTCTTATTGCTGATTTTGTGGCGTTTAGGTCGATGAGATATTCTTGGCAGAATTGCTCTTGCTTTGCGGTCAATGGTTTTTCGGGTTCTCTCATTTAACCTTAAGTATAATCATTAACACGCTTAAAGTCAATAGGAAAGTGATTTTTGGATAACAGACCCCCTTTCCCCCGCGACCGCAAGTATGGGCGGTTATCGCAGAATCTGGGATAAGGTCTTGCCGGGTTTTGCGCGGGCCAGCTTGTTTAGGCCGTCTCCCACGTTTCACGTGAAACCGGATATGCCGCCCGTCCTGTCGTACGCTACGTTCACGCACCCGGTACGGCAGACACCCGATTTTGAGTATAATATTTTTGTGAGATAAAAAACAAGGTTATATTTTTGTTAAAATATTTCTTGCATTTTAATTTTAATATGATATAATTTAAAGGAAAGGAGAAACAACCATGAAGAAAATGTTATTAATTTTGTTTTTTGCTGGATATGCTTTTTCGCATACATGGCAAGATTCGGTTATTGAGCGTGTTGGAGCTCGTTCTGGATACTTTTGGTCGATAGACACCCTGCGAGATTCTGTTTTCTGGACACTTGAGAGTCGATACGAAACGTCTATCGGCATCACGACATATACCGGAAAATGGAAAATTACCCACTCTCTCGGAAGTGGTACTGGTGAAATATTTCTTGGAACGATAACTCGCTTTGTGCCTTTTGTGGTTGATACCTCAATTTACAATGGATCAAAATGGCAACAGGTTTCAGTATTAAAAATGGTGGGCGATTCTGCAATTTATTTTGAATTGAACTATGCCGCCACTAATACGCAAACCTGGACTTTTTTGTTGCCGATTCAAAACGCGTTGGAAGTAAAAAATAAAATATGCAGCCGATTAAAGACTATCAATAATTCCACATTACAAGGTAGGTTTCTTCTTAACGGTCAAAAATTGTCTTCTCAAAAAACGCCGCATAGTTTGAGAATATTTTATATCTCTTTTGTGAAGGGGTTGTAATGAACAAAAAAGCAATTGTCAAGAGTCTTTCTGAGTTAGCCGCGCGCGTCTGCGCGAACCTGCGGCAGTTCGGCCGGGAGGACTGATGGCACTCTCTAAACAGGCACAGAGGCTACACGACCACAAATGGCGCGGTTCTGACGTGGTAATACGTGCAGGGCTACGGGTGCAGATTAAAAAAGCCCACGCCAAAATGGTGAACAATGAGCCGTTGCGAGCAGTATTTTTGCCGACCGCGTACCAAATTGAGCAATTGCATAAAATCAGAAAGGGGACAAAATGAAACCTCTCTACCTACTACTCATCCCTATCTTGCTGTCGTCCTGCGCGTCGCTTGTCACGCCGCAGTGGTATTTGGGCGACTGGTACGCATAGTCCACGGACAGCCGGTATCACCTGCGCGTGGAGTCATCGTCTAGCGTGTGGTGCGCTCGGCATATGGCAAGCGGCGATATATACACGCAAGGCACAATGGAGCAGCAATTGAGCTACAGCGACAGCGCTTGTACCCAGCTGATCAGTCGCGTGTCCGTATCGCTTGGCATCACAAAACAGGGCGCGGACAGCCTGTGCCTGGCAATCCAATACACATTACCTATAATTTTTGGGAGGTAAACAATGTTTGACGAAACATACACACCGTCGATTAAGGGCAAAACACGCTATTGTTGCGAGTGCAAACGGTCCTATCCGTGTGATTACGCTAACTCGTGCCGCATGGTAGCAGGCAAGCCACATTTTCTACCGCGCAATCACAATGGCGGCAGCGACTACCAACACAACGGGAACGCATCACAACGACCCGAGCACTATCACCTATCACCACGGCGCACCGGCAAGTGGTCGAAAGTGGGAAACCCGATATGACCAGAACAATATCAAAAACGCAACAGGTATTGCAACACCTGAAAATAACCGGCTCGATCTCATCGTGGGAGGCAATAGACATTTTTCACGCCACGAGATTGGCGGACATAATTTATAAATTGAAAAAACACGGCTTTCAGTTCCGCACAGAGGAACATCACGACGGGTCAATACAGTGGGTGCGGTATTTTCTAATTACTAATTCCGGCGCAAATTAGTAGGTTTTAGTAATTCGGAAAAACCGAATTTGTAACAATCCACTGCGGCTAAAGCCGCGTGGCATTTAAACCTGATTAGGAACCTTATGTTCTTTAACCGATTTTTCAGCGAGTCTAACCGTAACGTTACGTGCCGGCGAGAGAAGGTTGATGAATCTTTCAAAAAAAAGACGCATCATTAAAATAATCTTGCATTTCCGTTTAAATTTGATTATATTTCAATTATGATTATTTTTAAAGGAGAATTTTTGTGTTTGTCCCGTACCCTGACGAAATAACTTTACATACCTTCCGCGCGCGCCAGGTTCGCGACGCCTTCCCGGAATTGTCCGAGGAACAGGCGGAAAGGATCGCGCTCGTAATCGTGCGGGAAGGGTTGTCACCGGAGGCGGCAAACCAGATGATTGTTTCGGCTTTAACTTCGGAGGCGGCATAATGGCATCGAAAAAGAAAATGTGCGAAGTCTCGGACTTGACACACGAATATATTTCCCATCAAATCGAGGAACGTGTTGCGGCGGGCGAGATCCCGAAGCCGACGTTCAAGTCGGTATTGCAGGAACTTGTCTTGAAGGCGAAAAAGCAGTCGAAGAAATAATTTGCACACTGTTTGATTTTTTGGTTATATTATTCTGACACGAAACAGCAAACCTCTTTGGTGAGATGGTTTTGAAAAATCAAGTTTTAAAATTCCCGGTCATTTTGCAATAACGATTTATTGCCCCTCACCAGGCGTACGTCGTGGCTGGTTGCATTTTGGCCGGGAACCTTTTAGGCTCCCCAAATGATTCGAGAAGATAAAGCTCAATTTTGCATCGACAACCCAAGTTCATATCCAGCGTTTCAATTTTACCCTGACAATTGGTTTGGTTCGCGTCATGTTTCTGCCATGAATATTGAGCAACGCGGAATTCATGCCTCTTTGATTTTTTCTTCATGGCTTGAAAAAAACTGCGGTATTCCAGAAAATGAGGTTTGCCTATCTGCGAGAATACCAAACGAAACCAATTGCTTATTTGTGCTTTCCTCTTGTTGGTTTTTGTACAAGGGGTTTTGGTTTTGCGAAAGACTCTTGAAAGAGAGAATTAAGTTAATTGAACTGTCCCTTAAAAGGAAAGAAGCTGGTTCTTACGGTGGAAGGCCAATTAAATCAAAATATTACAAACAAAAACCAATTGATAACCAATTGGATAGCAAACACAAACCAAACGATAACCAAACTGATAATGATAATGATAATGATAATGATAATGATAATGAATCTGTTTCTTTATCTTCTCAAAATGGGATGCAATGTGGTGCAGGCCAGGCCCCCGCGTCCACGTCCAAAACATGGCGAAACGATTTTAAAACATACCAGGATGACGAGTTTAGCGCATATACCGAAATCACGAACGACACAGCCTGGATCTCGGAGCAAGAGCGTTTACGGCAATGGCCAAACCTCAACATCAAGAAAACGCTCGAAAAGGCTCACCTCAATTTCTGGTCCACGGAAGCTGGCTGGAAAAATAAGAAATCATCACGCGCAAAAGAAATCGACTGGCCGGCAACGTTTCGAAACGCTCTCGGGATGAAATCGAATCACGTATACGACGAAAGAGGACAAAATGGAAAACAAGGAACCGGAATTGATCAGGGATATTCTTCAGTCGGCATTCGAAATCAACCAGAACAAAAATATCCCGATTCAAATTAATTCTGGAATTTGTTCTCATTGTGAGTGTAGGGCTGAAAAAATCAAGGATAAAGTCGTCGGTTCAAAGACTTACTTTAAAATTTGCGCAAAATGTTTTTGGGAAATTAAGGGACTGTACGATGAAAAATATAATCTCTTAAGGAATCGAATTCAAGGTAGAAAAAATATGCGGCATAACCTCGAATTCTCAGGAGTACCAGAAAGGTATTTAGATTGTTCGTTTAACAATTTTATTGACAAATCAAATATTATTCAACAAATTAAAAACCTCAACAAAACAGAATCATGTTTTATTTGGAGCGATAAAAGTGGAAACGGAAAAACACATCTTGCGGTTGCCTGGTTGAGATACCACCTTTGGAGAGGAAAAAATTGTTTGTTTACAACTGCGCCTCTCTTGATAATCGGATTGCGCTCGTCTTTCAATGACGAACTCTATTCCGAGGAACAGTTAATTGAAAAATATTCCTCGGTTCCTTTTTTGGTTGTCGACGACATCGGCGTTGAAAAAAATACCGAATACGCGATGCAATGCTGGTACGTGATTGTCAATAACCGTTACTCTGAAATGAAGCCGACAATTTACACAAGCAATTATCGGCTCGACGAAATTGCAAACAAACTTGGGAACAGGATCGCTTCTCGGTTGTCGGCAGGAAAGGTTATAAAAATAAACGATCCAGATATGAGAATGAAGCGATGAATAAATGCGATTCATGCCCACAACCAAAAGACGAACCATGTCCAATCTGGTGCTTGAAAATACAGAAAAGGAAATCGGTTTTCACAATAAAAAAGGAGGTTTCGAGTGCGTCAAAAAAAACAAAGTCTGTCGCTGCAATGCGTTCTGACTGACCAGGAAAAGCTGAATTGCTCGCAAGTCCAGAATCAGGCAATAGAGCAAAAGGCAAACGCGGAAGCAGAACTGAAATCATTCTCCACGCAGAAGAAAGCGGAAATCGCGTCATCCGATGCTATTATCTCTTTGCAATATCAAAAGATTTCCACAGGCAAAGAATACCGCATGATTGAGTGTGAAATCAGATATGATTTCGACGCGAAAATCAAACAGTGGGTCAGGCTCGACACCGGCGAAATTGCAAAGCAGGACATTATCACCGAAGATGAGCTACAGGAAGAAATTGAATTGCAGCACAAAGCCCAGGAAAAAGCGAATGCCGAAGCGCAATAGTAAAGCGACCGTAATCGCACCGGGATTCTGGCTTGCCGCGGGCTTGCCGGTCCCGGTGCCTGAATTCAAGTTTCACCCGACGAGGCGTTGGCGTTTTGATTATGCGTGGCCGGATCGACGGCTTGCTGTCGAGATCGAAGGTGCCGTATGGGTGAATGGGCGGCACACGCGAGGTGCCGGATACCTGGGCGATATGCAAAAGTACAATTCCGCATGCGTCATGGGGTGGCGCGTTCTCCGGTATCCGCCGAACGGGATTGATTTCGCGCAAATTCGTGACGCGATAAATGCTTAAAATATTTCTTGCATTTTCAGTATAATATTATTAAATTACTATTATACTGAAAAGGGGTGAAAATGCACACGAGAATAACCGTTACGCGAGAGCCGGAAGGCCAGGACGAAATCGAGTTTGACGTCGATGTTGAATACTGCATTACCGGCAAACATCACTCGGCCAGCATGGAGGGGCCGGAGGAATGGCCCGAGCTTGAGATTGTCGCGGCTATCGGTCCGGACGGGAACGAGGTCGAGTTGACGGATAGTGA